ACGCGGACGCTAAGGGCCACAGCATGCAGGATGCGGCGACGCTGCTCACCGATATGTTCACCGGGACCCAGCTTCTCGCGGCGGCGATCGCCTACTACAACAAAGCGACCGGGACGACGTGGGGCGAGAAGTTCTTCGGCGAGTACACGAGCAAGCGACTGGCCGACTACATCGTCCTTCAGGTCTACGTGAAATTCTAATGGCACACGAATGGGAACCAGTCAGTTGGCGAGAGCCGCCGATCTCCACGCAGCCGCGACGGCGATGCAGGAAGTGCGGCAAGCAGCAGACGAGGGAAGCCAGCCACCTCTGGATGCGGGTCACCGGGTATTCGTGGCAACCGAAAGCTGGCAGATGCCGGGGAGATAAAAAGAGCGAGACCGCTTGACAGCACAAACCCCATACTGTAGTATTGGTAATGGAGAGTGAATTGATATGAACAGAGATAAAGAATTCGAACAATTATATAACCGGGCGTGGGCTGCAGGCGTTGCAGCGGCCACGGCCACGAGGCCTGCAACCATGGTGATCGGAACGCCGACCGCGCCTTTCGGCAACGAGATCGATTACGCAAAGCAGATCTTCGTCGAGACCGAGGGCTGTTGCGGGTTCGCTTGGGTCAAGATCCGGCCTGCTGGCAGTGCGTTCGGTCGGTGGTTGAAGCGGACCGGGAAAGTCCGAGGGGTTGCCTACACGGGCGGGTACGATATCTGGATCCACGATTACAACCAGAGCTTGGCCCGGAAGGAAGCTCACGCCGATGCGATGGCCAAGGTTTTCACTGAGGCCGGGATCACAGCCTACGGGCAGGGACGGATGGACTAATGAGAGAAACGGAATACATTTACTGGGCACGGGCCAAGGGTGATCCGGAATGGAAGCAGACGGTCGTTCTCGAAATGGAGCGACCGCTCACTGAGGAAGAGCAGGCGAGGCTGATCGAGGCCTTGGCCGAGCGGGACATGGAGTTCGTCCATGTGAGCGAATTCAAAGGCGAGGCTCCTGACTTCGCGGGGACGGTGAGGATATGAAACTGAAGAAGGGCGACACCTACTACATCATCCGCAGCCAGATCGCTCCGACGTCGATCCTCTGCACGACGAACGAGTATCACTATGAGAAGAACTGCGGTCCGCTCGGATGGGCCGCGAAGATCTACAAGACCCGGGCCGGGGCCGAAAGGGCCGCAGAGAAATTCACGGGCACGGTTCACGAGGAGAAAAGATAATGGGATGGAGTTGCAGCCGCGAGGCTGGGAAGACGATGGATCGGTGGGCGGATGCCTGCTTCAAACAGACGGGTTCGAGCAACACGTATCTTCACAAAGGCCAGAAGCGATTCTGGGAACAGAGCCGGACCGAGCATGCGGACGGAGCGATCACCGGACAGATCTATGAGTTCGTCGGCGAGACGAGTGCGAAGCACGTCGGATCGTTCCGGATCGAAGGGAACGGCGACGTCACGAGGGGGCCGAAATTATGATGACCCAGACCGAATACGAAAATAAGCCGTCAGGCGATCCGCCGAAACGCGAGCCGATCGGCAGCGTCGTGATCGAACACTTCCACATGTGGAGCATGAAGATCATGATCGACGGAAGGCTCACCGAGGTCCGGACGTACCAGATCACGCTCTGGGGTAAGCCGTACGGACCCTACCGGACGAACCCGAAATACCCCGAGTCGAAGACGCTGTATACGACCGACGATCACGGCAACATCGATCAGCCGTCGTGCTTTCGTGAGCCTGACGAGTTGACAGCAGGAACGCCATAGTGTAGTATTATCTATTGGAGGCAATTATGAACACAAGCGAAAGAACAAAACAGTGGGCGGCTCAACAGTTCGGCATTAAGCCGGAAGAGGTCGCATGGTACAACAGCGGATCCTGCTACGACCGGATCGGCGTCACCACGAAGGAGGCGGCTGAGAAAGTGCAGGAAGCCGTCAAGGGCGAGACAGCCAACGGCGGGATGCTCGACGGCATGCCGCTCGGCGGATTCACCCAAGGGAAGGATGGGATCTTCGACGTTTACTGCTAGGAGGCATGATGAAAACAATTTGGACAGACGATCGAATCAGGGCAGCGGCCCGAGACCACGTAGGTTACGGCTGGACCCGCAACCCCAGTGGCAACTGGACCCCCGAGCAGGTCGACATCTACAACGCCGAGTACCAGAAGGCGATCGAGGAGAAGAGGCGCGATGCTTAAGACATTTTCAGATCTGGAATTCAAACCACACGCGGTCGCTCGACGGGCGTCCTACCAATCGCCCGGAGCCGAGATAGCCCAGCTTCGTTTTGAGAACGGGAACAAGGTCTCAGTCATACGCGGCTGCGATCAGTTCCAGTGTGGTGCGGCAACCTACGAGGTCGCTGCTTACCGGGGCAAGAATCCTGCGGAGGTCCACGGCTATCAGGACGCTCACGCGATAACGAAATTGATGGAGGGTTTGCAGCGGTGAATACCCGCACCACGATCATCCGCAAGGCCCTCGCGGCCTCAGACGAATTCTGGAAAGCTTGGCACCGTCCCGACGTATGCGTCGCGGCCTGCCGAGCTTTACACGTTGCGATGCGCGAGGTCGGGATCAACCTTGAGCCGATGGTCGCCCGGGCACGGTTTCTGAACCAGTTGATGTTCGACGCGTTCGACAACGGGCTGCTTGACACGTTTACGCCGGAGCAGCGAGCCGCGTGGATGGAAGAGACCGGAGCGTGGGGCGTCGGTCTCGGGTATCTGGATCCGAAGATCCAACTCGGGTTCGAACCGATGGCTCCGAATTCGTGGGGCAAGCATCTCGCCCTGATCGATCGCACCGGAGGGCTTCTCATCGATCCGAGTGCGGGTCAGGCGTCGCGACCGCAGAAGAAGATCGTGGTACCGCAGACGGTAGTGATCCAGAACACCCCGGCAGAATTCCTCGCAGGCCGGAGCGAGGGAAGTATCCAGCTAGGGGCCACCGTGGCCTCGTACAGGCTGTTTCCCGCCGAAGACGGCTCATGGTCCGCGTCGCCCGACTGGCGGGATCCTAAGCGGTTTAAGGGCCTCGTAAAAAAGATCATAAAAGCTGTCAGATAATCTCTCACCACGCTTGACAACACATACGGGTTTCTGTAGTATTGATATTGGAGATGATCTTTGAATGCTTAGACGGTGACACATGACCCCTTCCTCCATCAGTTGACGCTGATGCAGGCGAGGACGGCAACACTACTAAAGCGGCTCGTCAAGGCCGGGGCGGTAGGCTGGCAGGTTCGAATCCTGTAGGGGTCAGCCACTCTCCAAGCATTCAAATTTAGATGGAGATGATCTTTGAATGTTTAGACGGGGTAAGCGGGGCCACTTCTCAGATGCTGAGTCAGAGGGCCTGAGAAACCGGAGACGACGCATGTGGTGGCGACGATAAGTCATGGGGAGCGGAACCCAGCCAGCAATCCCGTTACGCCCTCTAAACATTCAACGATAAGAACGACATGAGAAACCAAAAGAAAACAGCACAGGAAGTGGCCAACGAGATCTACGAAGGCCGAAAGGAATACATGGCGACCTTTTACGATGACGTCTTTCGAAGAGTGAAAGCAGTTCATCCGAACAATCAGCAGAAACGCAGCCGGATGTTTGACGAGGTCATCGCGGAATTGAAACAGAAGGGTTTTCGAGTTCATAGCTAGGGAGATCGAAATGAATTTACGAGAAACAGTTGAATACAAAGCAATGACGCCTTACGAGGCGACCGGGTACGCCGAGGGCTTCGAGGAAGCCGAGAGCGAGACCCAGATCTTGGCCGCGTGGCAGTACCTGCACGACACCCGGATCGGCTACCAGTTGCAGGGACACTTCGGTCGGACGATAACCGACTTGATCGAAGAGGGACATATCGAAGCTTAGGAGCAATTATGAGATTCATGAACGGATACGACGTTGAGAACGCTGTCGAGCGTTATAAGAACCACCCGATCCTCGGGCCTGCGACCCGGAACCTCGATCGGCTGGTCGAGTGGACGAACGAGAACAGCGACGGCTGGGCCTACTGGCCGAAGCCTGCCCGGGCTGCTGCGAAGTTGATGGAGTTGATCGAGCGTGACGGCACGAACCGTTACTACGGCGACCGCGATCGCGAGGATGTGACGATCGGCGAATACCGCAAGGCTCTCGCACCCATCAAGGCATTTCGCACCAAACAGGGTGCCGACTTCAAGATCGAGGAGATATGAAAAGACAATTCCCTTTGAGAGTTTTAACCACGTATCAGGCGGTGTCGATCGTTGTGAAGCACGGCTTCCAAAAGATCCGATCGCTCCGCACGCAGGACGGCCAGTATCGGTACCAGTTGAAAGACATGACCGAAAAGGAATGGCTGATCTATGAGGAGCCGGAAACGGTCGACGGTATTTTGCCACGGTTTTCGTCGGAGCAGATCGAGGACCTTATCGAACCGGGCGGCTGGATCCTGCTCGACAGCTTTACGGCCAGCGCGATCAAGCAGGTCTACGAAGCCCTGTCCGCTGAAAACCAGAAGAGCTTCGATCGGAAGCCGCTGATCAACCTCGCGAAGTTCGCATTCGCCCACTGCAAATAATATGAACCACGAAGAACCCCTTAGCATCACCCGCACCCCGGACGTCCAACAACTGCCGCCCGGGTTCATGAACCCCTACAGGCCGAGCGGTGTCGGCTTTCGCTGCCCCTTCTGCCAGTCAGGTGCTGGCGTTATTCACACATCCAAGACGTCGCAGGCCGGGTGGGTCATGGTGATCCTCCTGCTCCTCGTCCTCTGTCTGCCGCTGTTCTGGCTCGGTTTTCTGATGCGCGAGAACTATACGATCTGCCGCAACTGCGGAATGAAAATATCTTGATCTGCACTTGACAACACCATCCGGCTACTGTAGTATTTAGTTTGGATGGTTGATATGGACACTTTAACGATAATGAGTTTGGTTGCGGCTTTCATAATAGCGTTCTTTTTCGCGGTCGCAGCGTGGGCAGATAAGACAGCAGAAGTTCAGTTGAGGAGAGCATTTTAATGAGAACGAATACAGCAAAAGAGAATTTGGCAAAGTTGCCCGAGCAGTGCTTCGGGATCTTGCCCAGCACTGGCGAGGCGATCGGGATCGTCGCCGGGGACAACGGGTACCGACCGCAGTGGGACGGGTTCACCGCACACTTGATCCAGATCGAAGGAGCGAAGACCGCCGACGAGGCCGTCGACTCTATCAACGCGAGCATGGGCGTCAACAAGGCCCAGCGGAAAGCGATGGAAAACGGCAGCATGTTTGGCTGGCACACGAAAGCTGCGGACCCGGACTTCTGGGCCGCTCAGGAGAAAGCGAAAAATGAAAAAAATTGAGATCACACTGACCGTCGAGATCGACGAGGCCGAGTGGGCGAAGACCTACGGCATGGACGAATGCAGGGCGGCTTCCGACGCGAGGCAGATGTACGGCGAGCTTGCCGCACGACGGATCGAGGAGCATCCCGAGAACAAGGGCGTCGTTGCCATCAACGGCAAGACGACAGGAGCGGCCCGATGAATTTATTTGAAACCCGAAACGTATTTCAGCGGATCGACGACGCCCCGGCTCCGCTCAAGATCGAGGAAGAGGATTATTACGAGGCACTCGAAGTGGTGCCGCCGATCTACCTGAAGGGGGCGTCGTGGTTCGCGATGGGCGAGGTCAAGAGCCACCGGGGCGACGGCGAGCCGATCTATTACTGCTTCGCCCGGATCGCCGGAGAATTCTTCGGCATGACCGGGACCCGCAGCGAGGCCGAGGCCGAGTTCACAAAGATGGCGGAGAAAGAAAAGGCCCGAATCAAAAAGCTGTACGACGGCCTGACCGACAACGTCGAGTACTGCCCCGACTGCGACTCGCCCGGGGCGGAGTTCCTCGGGTGCGCGGAACACATCTAGGAGTGAAATGAGCAGAGATATCAAAAGCATCGCGGCGACGGTCCGCGAAACCCTGAAAAAGGAATTCCCGGCCTGCAGTTGGTCGGTCACGATCGAGCGGTTCTCGATGGGGCAGGCGATGAACGTCTACCTGATGAAGGCTCCGTTCGATCCGTTCGCGTCTGATCAGGACATCAACGGCAACGTCCGCGATCGTGGATACGCCCAGCTTAACGAGTACCAGTTGCGCGACGAGTACGCCCGGGAGCGAGCGATCAGCAACGGCAACTTCCTGACGATCGAGGCGTGGGACACGATGAAGCGTGCAGCCGAGATCATGAACGGCGAGAACTGGGATAACTCGAATTCCCAGATCGACTACTTCGACGTCAACTACTACACCCACATCCAGATCGGAAAGTGGAACAAGCCATTCGAGGTGACAGCATGACGATGACCGTTGAACATTTCTACCGCAGCAGTCTCGTGGCCGGACACCCGGCAACCGACTATCTTGCGGTCCGGGGAGACACTGGCGCCGGACTGACCGGGAGGTATGCGGTCAGCGTGACCGAGAACGCCTATCGCGGGATCTGGTGCGAAGACTGCAAGAAGGATGAATGCCGCCACATAGACGCCGTCAGGGAAGCCCGGGCGGCGGGAGCGATACCTGAGCTTGATCCGATCACGGACGCTCACTGGAGGTTGAAGGATGACGCAGAAAAGTCCATATGAATTGCTTCGTGAGGGCGACGTGACGGAACTGATCCGTCGCCAACTTAAAACGAAGGATCTTGTCAAGGTCCACGCTCGGTATATCGCCGCCGCCCATGACCTAGTCGCTCGCGGCGAAGCGGTCCTTGTGGAAAGCACCGATGTCCAGACGATACTAAAACGCCCGGAGGGTGTGATAATCTAGGAGGGAATTATGTCAACCAAAGAAAACAAATTGATGCAGTGTACGCGGTGCGGCTATCTCAAGAATGGCCTCGTATCGCTCAAGGAATGCCCGAGCGGCAAGCACGTATTCCGATCGCTGCCAGCGACGATGCTGGCCAAGGCCCTCGGGTCGTTCGGCGGCAGTCCGCCAAGGTACGAGACCCCCGAGGCCCGGAGAGCGGCGAGGAACTGGTCCCACGCGAAGCAGAACGCGATCCGCAGGGGGAAGCCGATCCCGCCCCGGCCACCCGGGCTTGCAGCCGAATAACCGATCACGAGAGCCGTCAGGAAGCTGGCGGCTTTTTTGTGTTCTGCAGTTGACAGCAGGAACGGGTTCTGGTAGTCTTATTACTTGGGAGACACAATGAACACGAAATTGATCACAACTTTGAAAGCCGAGACCGAGACCTTGCGGGTCCAGTACTTGGCGTTGACGGCTGAATGGGCGGCTGGCGAGTTCGAGCGGGTCCGGGAGATCGCTGCGAGGCCCCATCCTAACTACGACGACTTTGCGACGCCCGGGTTTGTTCCGAACCCGAAGGCCCTCTTCGGAAAGATCGACTACGCGAAGGGCAAGAATTACCGGAAGGCCTGCGACAGGATCCACGCGGCCAAGAACGTCATCGAGAAGGGAATCGAGGCGTGGACCGCGAAGTGGGAAAAGCACGCGAACGATCATTACGAAGGCAGCATCGCGAAGCTCGCCGCCCGGATCGAGAAGAAGGGCTTGGACCAGAACGCGATCACGGTCAAGACCGCCCACGTCGGCGTGAACATCGAGACGACCTTGACGGACGGCGAGAAGACGGTCAGGGCCTTCACGATCATCGCGAGCGGACCGATCATCCGACCGCACTACAGATACTTGGTTAAATAGGAGAACCGAAAATGAAGATCTACGTCAAAATAATTTCCTGCTCAAAGGCCACCTACTGGTACGCCAAGCTTTTCAACGAGAAGCCGTGGTACCGCAACCGCGTGTTTGTGATCGACGCCGAGACCGGGCAGTTGGAGGGGCAGCGGGGCTTCTTCGATCTGGCCGACTGCCGCCGATGCGACGAGTACGGCAAGCCAATCCCCGCAGCACGCCGGGACGCAAAAAGTCCTGTTGGCTACTTGACAACATAAACGGGCTGCTGTAGTCTTGAGTTTGGTCAGGAGAAACGAAATGAGAAACATGAACGCGGCAGGTTGGGAAAAGATCAAGAACGTCGAGGTCGAGCAGTTCTTCGAGGGCGACAAAATCGACTACGAGGTGATCTGGATCAAGACGGTAGCTGGCGATATCTTGGCGGACACGCCGACGCACGGCGAGACGGCGGAGGGTCGAGCGGCTCTCCTTCGCGAGCGGGGCTATACGGACGCCCGGTGCTGCTTGTTCACTGGAGGAGCGAAATAATGAAAAACGAGAAAGACATTTGGCAGGCCGTCGAGGCCGAGGCCCAGCGGATCGCCAGCGAGGTCATCTGCAACATCAGGATCTACGCCGGGGCGGAGAACGTCCGGACAGCCGAAGAGTTTTACCTCTTCATGAAGCGTCGCGGCGGGTACAGCGAGTTCATCCGGACAGGCCTCGGGCCAGCGCCGCCCCACGCAGAGAATCGGTGGTGGATCTGGAACACGCTTGGGGCCAACGGCATGATCCGCGAGAAGGTCCAGATCGCCCTGAGCGGCGACTTTGCGGAGGCAAAATGAACATTCAAGAATTAGAACATTACGACCACGTCGCGGGATCCGCGAGCGAGTGCCAGAATCTTCTGGCTCAGTACAAGGCGGAGAATCCGCCAGAGCGGGTGAACAAGAATTACGTCAACTGGCTTTCTTCGATCGGCTTTTATGTCGTCATCGGTCACATGGAAAAGTTTTGCATCTGGACCGATGCTCACGCCGGAGTCGACAGCTTCATCATCAAGATCACGCGATCAGCAGCCGAGGCCGAGGACGCCGCAGCCGATGAGGAGTTTATGCCTGAGATTATATTTCCGGAGCAATTATAAGTTTGTCCGGGGACTTAGGGATGAGGATCCTCGGGCGAAGGGATGTCGGGATGCTACGGGCGTCCCGACATTTTCATTTTACCTACCTCGGACCAAGATCGGAAGACCGGGGCGTCCATGTCAAGCTGATCGGGATCGTAGAGATCGAAGCGTTCGGCGATCTGCATGCACTGGTTCGGCTGGCGGATGTGTTCGAGGAAGATCATCAGTCCGGCGCAGTGCTGCGAGGATCCATCCTCCCGGCCAGTGAAGCCTGATCGCTCCCATACTTCGTCATCGTCGCCGTCTGGCTCGTTGTAGATCCCGGTCTGATGGCAGATGAAGGCAGGGCTTTCCGCGAACTCCCTGAGCCGCTCAGGATCGACGTATAGCCTTCCCTCGTCCGATCTGAATGGGCAGAGACCGCACGGGCCTCGCATTTCAAATTTCATATGTGGGTCGCGTCCTCGTCGGCGGAGTCAGCCTCGCCGCACTTGGGACAGTAGAACATCGTGTGCGGGAAAAAGATGACGGTCTTGAGGATCTCCCTTGGGACCCAGATATCGGTCCCGCACTGTGTGCATTGGGTGATCACGGATTCTTCTTCGGACGATTCGAGGTGGATGACGATCTTTATGCTCTCCGCCTTCTTCCCGTTCATGCGTTCAGGTCTAGTCACTTGCACTCCCTCCACGTTCGTGAATATAATGCACCGGACATCGTTTGAAAGAACACTTAAGGCCGGAGGTCGCTCCGGCCATTTTTTATTTCGGTGAGGATCTTGTCCCGGGCTTCATTGAACAGCGGCATGCAGCAGCCTGCGCCGAACGCCGGGTTCCACTCGGATCCCGGAGCGTCGACGATCTGGTCGAAAATGCCGCACTGGTATCGACCATCGTCGCCCGTCTCCAAAAACTTGCACTGCTGCCGATCGGCATCCCACGCGCCGAACTGGCACGGTCCACGCTTACAGCAAAAACCACTCCGGACGCATGGCTGAGATCCCGGATATAATTGTAGCAATGGCATAGGCCGCTCCCCTCCAATAGTTGGACCCGTCGCGCTCCCGGTTCACGATCCTTCCGACGACGCCGAGGATCTCGACCACGCCCTCTTCGGCGACAAGGTCGATCTGCCTCGTGTTGGCATTCCGAAGCTTGATCGTCCGCCTGCTCCTGCTGACCTCCGCGAGCCGGATCACCACCGCCCCGCTCTCGACGATCAGGATAGTGCAGGCGTCGCCGCTCTTTACTTCGTGCCATCCGGGCGTGGTGGGGGTCATCTCGTACGTGTCGCCCTCGGACAGGCCGAGAGCCTCGCCGCCAGCATCCCTGCTGAGGATCGTGTAGTGGTCATACGTTCCACTCACCACTGATGCGACGTCATCCGGTTCGACCCGGATGGTTATTTTCCCGCTCACCCGACTGGGAAATTGAGCTACGTTACGCTTTCCGTCGCCTGCCGTGGGAGCAGCCTGCCTTGACCTTACGCCCTTTTTCTCGTTTTCGCCGCTCGTGCGGTTTTACCTCCAACAGCTTTTGTCTCGACCGCCATCGGGACGAGTTTCGTCTCGACCACAGCCGATCTAGTGGGTAGGTTGCCAGTGAGAATGAATTCGATCTCCGTGGGGGACAGAGCTTTCGGCGGACGGGTCAACCCGAAAACTTCTCTTGCCACGTCAGTCTTACTAACGTAGGGCGAGCGAGCCATCGCGTCGTCCATCACCTGCAAAAAGCGTTCAGCTTCGGAGCGAGTCAGTCTTACCGAGATTATTGTGTTTGATGTGTCTCGTTCCTTTCTCATAGTCAGGCCACCATTATTGTATACGGGTTTGCTTGTTGTCAAGCCTAAAATGCAGGGTCTCACCGGATAGAGTGTAGACGGGATACGGGGCACCACAAAAAGTTGTGCTTAAGAGTTGACACGTATACGCGTTTGCGTTTATACTGCCCGACCATGGGAAGAAAGCGAACAGGACCCTCGACGGAGGTGATCAGTTTCCGGGTTAAGAAAGGGCTGGCGAAACAGATCGATCGGCAGGCGAAGCTGGTGAAGAAGTACCGGGCCGAGTTTGTGAAGTCTCTCTTCATCCCGACCTTCGAAGCACTCGTCGAGGTCACGAAGAACAACGGCGGGGCACCACCGAAGAAGTCCGCCGCTCGCGCCCGATAGATCCGGGGCGAATCCCGTAAAAAGGTTCGCCCCTTCTTTTGCGGCTTGCATGTATACAAGCAAACGGGTAAGCTAGTCATAGTCGTATACGACATTAAAGATGAACACGCAAAAACAGCAAAGACATCCGCGTAGCCCGTACCAATCGGCGTTCGATAACACGACCGCGATCATCGAGTACGCCGCACGCTACCTTCGCCACGGGTACATGAACGAGACGGTCGACGAAGCCGCCGAGCAATGCTCACTCGATCTTATGGACCGATCGGCGAAGAGCAAATTCAAACGGGAAGTCCAAAAACTTCAGACGGAGACACAAAACTAAATGCCAATCACAGCAGTACAGCTTGAGCGACGAAGGTCGCATCTCGGATCGTCGGACATGGCCGCGATCCTCGGCCTATCACCATATAACACAGGATACGATATCTGGCTCGACAAAACCGGACGCCTGCCGGAGCAAGAGCCTAGCCCCGCAATGATCGCGGGTAATCATTTTGAGGACGGGATCCTCGCCCACGCCGAAGACCGACTCGGCAAACTTCAACGCAATCAATACAGGTCAGTAAAGAACGCCGGGATCCCGCTCGGTGCAAACATCGATGCGATCGTACTCGCGAGCGGCGAGCCTGTCGAAGCGAAGGCCGTCAATTTCTTTGGCTTCACGAAGGAACTGTGGGGAGCCGAGGGAACGGACGAAGTTCCCGATCGCGTGATCGTGCAGGCCACGGTCCACATGCTCTGCACCGAGATGGATCTCTGTCACATCGCCGCGTTCATCGCAGGTCGCGGGTTCGTTCCATACATCGTCAGACGCGACGACGAGGTCGTCAAGATCATCACCGACACGGCGGTCGACTTTTGGCAAAAGTTCGTGCTGACGAACACGCCGCCCGACAACTCGCTGCCGACCGCGAAGACGATCGCGAAGATGCACCGGACACCCGCGAGCGTCGTGCCGATCGACTCGGAACTGATCGTGAAATGGAACGAGGCAAAGGCGATCGAGAGCGAGGCGAAGAAAGCCGCCGAGGCCGCGAAGGTCGAAGTGCTGGCCGCACTCGGTGACGCCGAAGCAGGCGAGTGCGATCTCGGGCTGCTCACATATTACGAGCAGACGCGTAAGGAGCATCTGGTTAAGGAGTCGACCTTCAGGGTCGCCCGGTTCAAAGCAATCAAAGGAGCAATCTAGAATATGACGCAGGCCATTCAGCAGCAACGAAACCAAAGCCCACTCGCCCAGCCTGTCGCCGATAAGGCCACGCTGGAAGGGCTGATCTCCGGACCGAATTTTCAAGAGGCAGTTAAGACCATCCTGCCATCGCATCTTAAACCCGAGCGGGTGATGAAGATGGCACTGGTCGCCGCGTCGCGCCAGCCGCTGCTTTATAAATGCACGCAGGCGTCGATCGTGCAGGCCCTGATGCGATCGGCTGAGCTTGGTCTCGACTGCTCGGGCACGCTTGGCCTCGGCTACTTGGTCCCCTACTACAACTCGGGCATCAACGGCTATGAAGCACAGTTCATCCCCGGGTATCGCGGGATCATCGAACTCGCAAAGCGAGCGAACAAGCAGCTACAGATCGAGGCCCGGGTCGTTCATGAAAACGACGTCTTCGAATTCGAGTACGGGCTGCACCCGATCCTTGTTCACAAACCCACGATGGGCGAGGCCGGGGAGATCACATACTTTTACGCGATCTCACGCGAGCCGGGACTGCAGCCGGAGTTCACGGTGATGACCCGCTCGGAAGTCGATGCGATCAAGCTCCGATCGAAGAGCCGCAACAAGCAGGGCCAGTTGGTCGGGCCATGGGTCTCGGACTATTCCGAGATGGGCCGCAAGACGATCACCAAACGTCACTCGAAATATCTCAGCTTGAGCGTCGAGGTTCAGGAAGCCGTCAACTACGACGACGAACAATACCGCACCGGGCACGGTCTCGCACTCGCGAACGAAGTGTCGGCCAACGTCGGGCTGTCGGCCATGAAGGAACGGATGGCCTTGGTCCGCGAGACCGAAGATCTTCCCGAGGCGATCGAAGAGGAAAACCTGCCGGACGTGTCGAACCTTGAAGAGGTGATCGACGCGGACGACGCCGCAGAGCGTGAGGCGATCGAGACCGAGGCTGTCGACGTGGTCAACGAATCGGTCGACGAGATGACCGACGAAGAGAAGGCCGAGTTCGAATTGTACGAGCTTCGCAAGTCGGCGACCGAGATGTACCGCGACCTCGCCAAGAGCAACCCACCCGAACACCTTGCTGCGACGAAATGGCTGGGGACATCGTCGATCACCCACCTCGACAGGAAAAAGCTTGTCGAGTTTCTCAAGAAATTCTCTGGTTAAAGCTTCGCCCCCGTGGGTCCCGGTCGCTGTTCGCGGGGGCGTCGTACAGGCAAATTAAAGCGGCCATTTTTGTGTCAACCGAATGCGGATCCTCAGTCCTTGGGGGTCCGCAAACTCTCCGAGGGAATGACGCAGGCCGACGAACAATTGTAACTATTGGCAACCCGCTATTGGTGCGGGTTTTTTCGTCTGTGACGGAGGAGTTCATGGGCATTCTAAATTACACGACATCGATCTCGGTCGAGAAAACGGTCGGCGAGATCTATTCGATCCTCGCGAGGGCCGGGGCAAAAGAGATCGCGTACGAGCAGAACAACGGGCGCGTGGTCGCGGTCAAGTTTCAGATCGTCCACGCCGACAGGCCGCTTTGGTTCCGGATGGCTCCAAGACCGGACGGTGTCCTTCGATCGATGAACGACAACAAGGTCGAGCGGCGGTACCGGACCGCGAAGCAGGCCGAGCGGACCGCGTGGCGAATCATGAAGGACGCGGTCGAGGCCCAGATGGCGATCTTTGAAACGCAGCAGGGCGACATCGCGGAAGTGTTCCTGCCGTACGCCCTCGACTCGGTCGGCGAGAGCTTTTACAAAGCGTTCACGGCTCAACGCACGAAGGCTCTGGCGGAGGTGAACTGATCGGAGGCAGACGATGGCGGATCGATGCCGGAACTGCGGGGCGAGGGTTCACTGGCTGAGGCAGGCTGACATTTTCTGGAAGCAGCGGATCGGTGCAAAGGCGAACCCGATCGACGTTGACCCGAACGCGAAGATCGGCAGGCTGATCCTGAATGTCGACAAGGGCCTCTACCGTTTCGCCACGGGCAACGAAAAGCAGATGCATGAGTTGTACGGCAAGCCGCCACTCTTCATCTCGCATTTCGAAACGTGCCCGGAGATGAGGGGCCGCAAGAACGCCGAGCGGCACCCGCTCTTTCGAGATGACTAGGACGCCCGAGCAGGAGGAGGAGCATCGGCTGCACCAGAAGGAGCTACGCCGTTTGAAAAAGCAGAAGGGCCTTTGTGCGTGGCCCGGGTGTCAGATGAAGGTCGGCAGGAGGCTCATGACCGGGGCACCGTTCACGCACTGCAACTATCACCGGAAATATTTCCGGGAACACCAGCGACATTACGCAAAGGAGGAACGACATGGCAACAGCAAAACCTGAGATCTTAATGGACCGCAAAACTTTTCCGCACCCGGTCGAGATGGAATTGACCAAGGACGAACTGCTCGCGTACGGATCCGAGGCCGCAGATCTCGCCAGCGAGGAGGTGCAGGTCGGCAACCGACACCAGAGCGAGAAGGGACGATTCAAGGCCGACATGGAAAAGATCGCCGGACGTCGGTCGGTCGTCCTCGATCGGATCCGGACAAAGCGTGAATTTCGCGATGTCGAGTGCTATGCGGAGTACGACTATTTTTCCGGGATGGCCGAGATCAAACGCGTCGACACCGACGAGCTTGTGATGACGCGAAAGATGACCGTCGAGGAATTCAAGGGTGAGCGTCTGCCGTTTCAGGATCCTGACGAGGAAGAGATCGACATCAACAACGGCAGCGACGAGATCCTGACCGACGATGAGGATGCCTAGATGGAGATCAGGTTCACAGTGCCAGCAGTCCCGGTCGCACAGCCAAGGATGCGAGCGTCAGCCGTCGAGCGGGGCGGTCACACTCATGTTCACATGCACACGCCGACGTCCATCAAGCAGGCCGATGGCTCGCGTAAGCCGCATCCGATCGTCGCGTTCAAGGGTACGTGCCGGATCGCGTTCGAGGCGACCTACAAGGGGCCACCATTTCGCGGACCGCTGCGTTGTGATCTGACGTTCGTGATGCCGAGGCCGAAGAGCATGATCTGGAAAACGAAGCCGATGCCGCGCGTGTACCACACCGGGAAACTCGATCGCGACAATTTGGATAAGGCGGTGCTGGATGCTCTCACGGGTCACGCGTGGGTCGATGACGGTCAGGTGTGTTCGGGTTTTATTTTGAAGGTGATCGCAAGCGGGGACGAGCAGCCTCGCGTGCTGATCAGGATCATGGAGTTGGAGTGATGGGTACGAAGCTGCGAGCCAGAGTCGCTCTCACGCCGGAGGAAGTTTACCAGACGGTGTGGGCTGCGGTCTGCCGGACCGTTCAGGCGAGCGTCGACGATCGGGGCACGCGGTACGGGCATCCATCGAACCGCTGGCAGGCGGACATCGTCGGAGCTTTGGGCGAGATGGTCGTCGCCAAGTGGCTCGGTCTTCCGTTTGATTTTCAGATCGGGAGGACGGATAGATCGGACGTCGGGCCATTCGAAGTGCGATCGACGAATTACCCGGACGGCAAGCTGCTGCTGCACGAGGGTGAAAGGGGACCGTACATTCTCGTCAATCCTACGCGATCGGTGCTGGAGTATTGCGTGTGTGGATGGATCAACGCCGACGACTCGCAGGTCGTCCAGTATCGCGAGAGATCGATGGAGCGTCACGGGACCAAGGTGTACGCGGTACCGGAGCATGCATTACGGGACCCGTTCGAGTTACAGATCTGGGAGAAGGTTACGTGAGCATTCGCGATCGCATAGTTGAATTGGCCGGGGGCGATGATCCTAACGATCCTCTGCTCTTTCTGGACCCGCCGCCAGAGAACGCGGACGAATGCATCGTAGGCGTCGCCCGTCGCTGCGGGATGGCTCCTGTGGCCGCGTATGACCAGCGTAAGGTCCTTGACGAGCTTGCCAATGAGTTCGCCGAAGATGCCGAGGACGGCATGCAGGACGCGATTGAGTGGTTCGAGTACAACACGATCGGTGCGTGGGTCGGTGACCGGACGCCGATCTTTATCGAGTTTTTGGAGGACACGGATATGGGGATGACGGATCCGAAAACGGTCGAGCAGGTGATGGCCGAGTATCGCCGCAATCTGCGGGAATTGATGGAGGACTTTTTTGAGGAGATGCTCGAAGCCGTCGAGGCCGAGCGGAAGAAAGCAAGGGAGGATGAAAATGATAGCTGAACAAAATGCAGTCGTTATAACGCCGGAGCTTGAGCAGAATCTCGTCGAGACCGTGATCGACGCATTGCCCGAGGACACCGAATCGATCGTTCGTGGAGTGATCGCAAGGACGATCCGCGAGTGGTTCCAAAAGCAGGAAAAGAAATGAAGAAGCCGCAGAAGAAGCTCGGGCTGACGAAGGCGGAGGTCGAGAGCGTGGTCCATTACGTCTGGCAGCACTCCCGGTCATCGCCGGACGGCAAGGCTCACAAGGTCTGGCTCAAGATGTTCCAGTTCCTGAATGATGACCCCGGGGATCATAACGTCTTTTCGCTTAGTAAAAAGCTGGAGGATAAAACAAATGTTGCGGCCTGATATCAAGTACGTCGAGGGATCCGACGAGGTGCTGGAGTTCGCGATCGAGTGGGTCCAGCGGCCAGCGGACGGGTCGGACCTCGGTCTCGATACCGTTCAGTGGTTCAACCAGATCCTTGCGGCCTTCCATCAGTTTTGTGAGGACCGCCAGATCAGGATCGAGGACCTTTGGGAACGCGAGCGGATCCGGCGCCAGTACATCCTGACCGGACGGAGATGAGCGAGAAAGGATGCCGAAAAATTGGTGGTTCAAATTTGACTTCAGGACGTGGCGGACTGACTCCAGTTTACGCCGCTGCTCGCTTGAGACTCGCGGCTTCTGGATGGAGATCCTCTGCTCGATGTACGAATCCGGCACGTTCGAGGTCACTGGAACTTGGGAGGAATTGGGGTGGCTCGCTGGCTGTCCGCCTGCCGTGGCCGACCGCTGCGTGAGGGAGCTACAGCGAACGAACACGGCAGATGTAACGCTCGGTAGCGATACGGTAACGCTCAAGTCACGCAGGCTGGAGAGAGAAGCTATCTCACGCGAACAGACACGCTTACGTGTTGAGAAGTTTCGCAGAAACGGTCCTGTAACGGACCCGTACGAAACGCCCCTTACTTCAGTAATAAGTAATAAGAAAGAAGTAAGAGAGGAAGAAGAAAGAGAAGAAGCAAATTTTGACAAAAACGAGACCCCGCCTCCAGCACCAAAACCCAAGCGAGGATCACGCCTCTCCGATGACTTCGAACTGACCCCGGAAATGATCGATTGGGCCATCCAGAAAAGACCCGGCGTCGATCTCGCCGAGGAGACCGAAAAGTTCTCAAACTATTTCCAGTCGGCACCCGGATCGAAGGGCCTCAAGCTCGACTGGATCAAAACGTGGAGGAACTGGATCCTGACCGCGAAGGAGAAATATTCCCATGAGCGAAAATTATCGGAACGAGAACGGAGGGCGATCAATGATCACAACACAATCGAACGCGTTAGAGACCGCGTCGCAGAACGAGATCGACAGCTATCAGGACAGGATGTTGACAATAGTCAACGACTCATTGGAGGCCTCATCGCAGATGGCGACCCTTCCTGAAAAGCTCTCACGGGCCAAGGCTTGGTCCCGGCTGCTATTTGGCATCATCCCCGAGCAGGATCTCAGGGCCGTCTTCGAAGCCGCTTTCGTAAACCACACGGGCACATTCCCGATCAACGCCTACGATCTCAAGGATGCTTGGGAAGAGTTCGATGAGCAGCGCCGCTCCCGACTCGATCATGAGGCTTGGGAACGCAGGCAGCAGGAGATCTGGGATAAGGAATTTGGTGAGGGCCGCGATGATCATTAACGCCGATCCGCCAATGAAGTTTGACGAGAACTATCGTGAATGCCCGATGTGCTTTAACTGCGGCTGGGTACAGACCACGCGGCACGATGCGATCGGTCGACAGTATCGCGGAGTCGTCAAGTGCAGGTCCTGCGATTATTGGCCTAGGCGAAGTTCGGAGGTGGCTGAGAAGGTTGCGGCTGGGAAGAGAATATGAGCGAGAAAGCAGCCCCGTCCCCCGACCGCTTCTTGCGTGTGTGCGGGAAGTTATGATGGGCGGCGTTTGATAACTTTGGCGTGCGGCCTTGGTGGCGGCGAAAACTGGTCAGACCGATCAGCAAATGTCAAGCCGTGAGGCCCGGAATCGGGCCGAATCGGCGGGTAGTTCGGGTTTTGCTGCTGCAGGAGGCCAAAATGGAGGGGTTGACCTGTATACCCGTTATGTGCTAGAACTCAATGAATTACTATCGCGGAGCGAATAACGTGTCTACAATTGGTGTTACCAATAGCCCCCTGTTTCATGAGATCCCGATTCGGCGTTTCACGCCCATATCCCCCCAACCCACACGCACACAACGACTTACAATGGTCCGACCATTCGGCCATTACATAATAGCGATTATCAGACGCCAGCCCATTGGCACAGCGTACCATGCATGCAACAGCCCATATGGGACACATGCGGCCAAATTAATAGAGGCAAACGAAAGCCAAAGCCCGACCTCCGACCGACAGCCGATGGTGACCGGGGGAGGCGCCCAACCAGCGATGACCGGGGGGCGGAGGAGAGACTGTTTCACATCTCCCCCATCCCCACCTCAAATTTTTCAAAATTTTTTCCAGCAATTTATGAAACGCATAATCCGAGATCGGCGGCTCACCCCAGAGGAAGCGGAAAAGCTCCGGGCGGTCAGGCGTGCGATCGAGAAAGAATTTCCAAAGTGTCCAAGGCCCGTGCAGACGTCAGAAAAAACCAAAGGAGTAAAACCAGATGGAAGCAACCGGAAAAGCAAGAACGGTCAAGCAGTTCATCGACCGTGGCCGCAAAGCCCAGTCCGAGGTGAACAAAATCATGGCAAAGAACGGCGATAAACCAGCAGCAAAGAAACCCGCAGAAAAGACGGCGAAGGTCCCAAAGGTCTTCGCACCCGTCGAGGTTGATTCGATCATCCGGACGACTTACGAGTATTCGAAGTTCAAGCGGATGCCCGGGAACAGGCCGATAAAGCCGCATCACGTCGAGGAAGTGAAAAAGAAGATCATGGAGAAGGATCTCCGCACTCCGATCGTGATAAATTCCCAGTGGCAGGTGATAGACGGCCAGCACAGCCTAGAGGCGAGGGAGCAGCTTGGGCTTGACGTGCCGTACCGCTTCGGCTCGAAACTTGACCTGCACGACGTCCAGACGCTGAACTCGACTTCCCTGCCGTGGACCAATGACGATTATGCCCACAGCTATATCGAGCAGGGCAACACCCACTACAAAACCTATCGAGCGTTCAGGAATAAATACGGGCTGCAGCATGAGGCTGCTATGATGCTGCTCTCCGGAAGGGACATGACGGCGATGCGGAAGGTTTTCCGGTCGGGGCAGTTCCGGGTTGCGAATCTTGCGGATGCGGAGCATAAGGCGGGGATGTTTGCCGAGTTGCAGGAGTTTATCGGGCAGCACAGACCGGATGTTTTCCTGAAGGCTTTCCTGATCGCTCTCAACCGTGTCGGGTTCACTTTCGAGCGGTTCCTCGAACGGGCGAAGGAGAATCGGCGGATGTTCCAGTACTGGCCGACGATCGACGAGAATCTGCTCATGATCGAGGAAGTCTTCAATTCCGGGGCCGGGAAAAAGGTTGCGATCCGGTACGGAGAGAGAGCGGACAAGCCAGTGAGATCCGGGGCGAAGAAGAAAACGGCGGATCTTCGCGGCTGGTCGAAAGAGGACAAGATCGAGAAGACGGCGGATATCGAGCAGCTTGTTGATGGCGGTCTTCCGGTCGTGCAGGCGTGCGAGCGGGAAGGTTTGGCTCAGGCGACTTTCTACGCGTGGCGGGTGAAGTTCGGCAAGGATGTGAAGGCGTTGCTCAAGAAGAGGGCGGCGGCTTAAGGAATTCGGTTCGCCCCCGGTCCCCAAAACCGATGACGACCGAACAGGGGCAGGTCTTGTGGGAGATACCTGCCCCGTAATTTTCCCGAAATTCGGTCCGGGCATTCGCCGTCCCGGGCTGATAAGGCGGGGCCGGATCCCTTGAGAAGAGTCCCGGTCCCGCAAGTTTGACATTCGCCTGACCGCTGGTCGCCAGATCGGTAGGCAGACGATAGAGGGGCGGGAGGTCCTATGGGAGTGGGTTCCTGCCCTTCGTATTCGAAGTTATAAATTTATGGGAATCATAATCAACAACAACGGCGACGATGACGAGGAATGCGAGATCATTCTCTCCGATCCCGAGCAGGTCGAACTTTCCGAGCGGATACTTCGCGAGGCGGGAGTCATTCGGGACGCGACGCTGGAGGAGCAGATTAACGCCCTAGTGGAGCATGCCGAGAAGAAGTGGGGGAACGGGTGAGATATCTGCCGATAGTGCTGGGCGTCGTCATCGGGATCGCGATCTTCCCGCTCTCGGCGTATGCGGCGATCCGGCTGCTGCGGTGGGATCTCGGTCGGCGCGGCTGGGAACGGATCCGGACAAACGCCGGGAGTTTTCACAACCCGGTGCCGGAGACATTTTACGAGAAGGACGGCGAGCGGATGAAGTTATTTTGGGCGGCGGTGAGGGAGTATGGAAAATGAATTTCACTGGGAGTTGATGCCGCTCACCTTCGGTCGATTGCGGATCGTTTGGACGGACGGAATGGTCGTCCTCCGAGGTTACTGATACAAGAACATCATGCTCGCCGGGAGCGAGTTTGCGAGACTGAAGTATATGAGAGACGAGCAGAAATTCCATCTTAGGATCTGCAATGAGAACGGATGCAAGAGTCCGGCACATCCGAAGGAGCCGGAAGGCTGGGTTCGGGCGTTCGAGTTTGGGAAGCCGATGCGTCGGCGGGAAGGTGGGGACAAAACCAAGGAGACGGTCGATGTCAAATGACGAATTATTAGCGGCGGCGAAGAAGGCGGTGATGGAGTTATTTTCGGACACGTCGGTGGATCCGGAGACGGCTCGGGAGAATTTGGAAGAGGTGGCGTCGGATATCGAGGGATATTCGGACACGCTGCCGGAGGGTGACGATGATGAGTCAGATGTCATTCATCATTAACGGATGACTATGAGCCAGACGACAACAGAAACGCCTACCTGTGCGTGTGGAAAGCCGCTTCATTATCGCGATCCGGAGCTTCGGCGGCAGGTTCAACGGCTGGTGGACGAACTCGGTCCGGAAATTGAGGTCGTTCATCTTGGGCGGCGGTATTTGGTTCAGCGGCACTATCTCGCGTTGCACGGGCTGGCGGGAGATAGGCTGGAGTTGCTGGCTGACCAAAAGGTCGTGCGACGGTTTTGGGAGCGGGTCGGATGAGCCAGACGCAATTTTACATTGGGATGGGGACGTTCGAGGACCTGCTCGGGCTGTCGACGTCGTCGGTTCAGGTTTTTATCGAGTTGGCGGTCGAGGAAGTTCGCGACCTAAAATTCCCGGAGATCAAGTACGTGAAATTCGTACTGAACGCGTCGCGGGTCGACACGGACTTCGGGTTGTTATATTACTGGCGGTCGTCGAGCCGCACGGTTCAGGACTGGGGTTTGATCGGCGACAAGGATGAACTTGAGCGGGTGCAGGCCCGGGCGGAAAAGGCTCGGGACAAGCTTATCGCTTACGCCTCGGTGCATTCGTGGCTGGTCGTTCGAGCGATCGTGGCGATGCCGAAAGACCTGATGCTGTTCGAAGGGAAGACGAAGATTTTGGAGGAAGCAAAAAATGGAGGAGAGAAAATATCGCAGTGATCTTCCAGAGGTGCCGGAGCGGCTGCGGTCGCGACCGATCGTACGGGGATATCCGGTGCCGTGGTTCGTTGACGATCTGGACAAGCATGGCGGCGGTGAGCCGGACTTTCGGATCGCGGACGGACGGAAATTGATCAAGGCGTTGGAGCAGAATTTGTGCTGGGTCTGCGGCGAGAAGCTGGGCGTGACAAAGTGCTTTACGATCGGGCCGATGTGTGCGATCCAGCGGGTGAATTCGGAGCCGCCTTCGCACAAGGAGTGTGCGGTCTTTTCGGCGATCGCGTGCCCGTTCCTGAACCAGCGGGAGAAGGATTATCGCGACGGCGGAAAGGTCGATGAGTTGAAGGACCAGTTCGTCGGCGAGACCGGATGTTTGATCAAGCGACAGCCGGGAGCGGTTGGTGTGTGGGTGACGAAAAAGTTCAAGCTGGTGAAGCAGCCGAACGGGACCGGGTTCCTGTTCAGTCTCGGGAAGCCCGACGAAGTTTTGTGGTTTGCCCATGGGCGACCTGCACCGAGGGCAGAGGTGGCCGCGTCGATCGAAAGCGGCCTGCCTCTGTTGCAGGAGAATGTCGACAAGCAGGGCTGGGTCGAGCAGCGGAAGTTCGAGGAACAACTGAAAGCGGTTTATGCATTACTGCCCCCGGTGGAACCTGACAACAGGAGGCGGTTGCCGTTCGGATCGGCTGCGAGGGCGAGATGACAAAAGCGGAAATAAAAAAGCGGTACACGCAAATTAAGCACATTAGCGGCAAGCGGTACATCGTCGACTTCAAGGTTCAGAACCAATATTTTCACGTCGCCGAAACCGACGAAGGCAAGGAGCATGCCCTCTGGTTCCAGAAGCAGCTTGTGACGGCGATCGAGCGGCTGATCGCGGAGGCGGTCGTCGATACTTTGGATGAGTTGGGGGTCGAATAATGGCGCTGGCAAAACGTAAAGAAGACGCTGGGATGATCGAGATCGTGAACATCGTTTCGGGTTCGACGTTCGAGCCGCTTGTACAGATCAAATGGGGCGATAAGGAAGGGCAGTTGTCGGTCTACGAGGCAAGACAACATGCGGCTCGGGTCCTTGAGGTCGCCGAAGCCGCCGAGTCGGACGCTTTCGTCTTCCACTGGCTGACCCGCGACATCATCGGCACCGCCGAGGACCAGAAGGGAAACTGGGAACAGGTCATTGCGGAGTTCGTGAAGTTCCGGGCGGCTCGGACGAAGATCTTAGGAGGCGAATGATCTGGCTGGCTCAATATCTTTGCCCCGATCGGCACTGCGTCATCGGGATGGCCTACGACCCGGACAACCACTCGCGGGAGGCGATCGAGCAGATGCTTGACTCGGTCTTCACGGTCGGGGCGGTGAACCGCTGGTGCGGCCTTTGCGGATCGAAGAAGCTGGCCGTCGAGCATGCGGCGACGCCCTTTCGGACAATGGATGAGGCCGAGCCTGTGCTGGAGAAAGAGCAAGGAAAACAGATGGCGACCCGGGCGGCGGCGAACGCCGTCAGGAGGTGGCAGGCGAGGAATAATTAGCGATGTGCGAACTACCGAACAATTTGCGGATCGATTCGAAGGGGAAGCTTTACTGCGAGGACGGTCGCCGGATCGGGAAGTACATCCGCGATTCGCCGCTCGGCCAGAAGTGCGAATTTCCGATCGAGGTCGTGGTTCTGAGCCGGGAAGATTTTTTCAAACTGTGCGATCTGGCGACCTTCGTCCAGACGCAGATCATACAGGCGGCATGAAGAGAGAAATTCCTGAAGTACGGATCCGGACGAACCACTGCAGCAGGTGCGGCGCCCGGATGGATTGCGCGAGCAACCCGCTAACGCCAAAGGTGGTCCCGCGCGAGGGCGACGTTTCGGTCTGCCTGATGTGCGGCCACATTACGCGGTTCGCCCGGGACATGAAGCTGATCGAGATCTCGCCGGACGAGCGGCGGCAGATCCTGCTTTCGAACCCGAAGATCGGGGCACTGCTCAAAACCCGCGAGCATGTCGTCGGCGGTTCGAAGATGTCGGGGTTCGATATCTTTCCGATGGGCTTTTTGAACGATCTGTACGACAAGGTGAAGGCGGCGGGTCCGGAGGGTTTACCGCTTGAGGATCTCGACGAGGAGGAGATGCTCGGAGCCGGATATTTGACGGGGATGAAGAAGTTCGAGGTGGATCTGGACGGCCCGGTTCCGCAGCGGATACGAGCCATATGAACAGAGCTTCAAATTCGAAGAGCGAGCCATATTCTTCGACTTTCATGACAAACGGGCGAGCCAAATATCGCGAGTTTCACACAGAAGGGAGCGAGCCATCACACCTGAGTTTCATCGAGAGGGAGCGAGCCATTAATTGAGACTTTCATAGATCGGAAGCGAGCCATTATCAGTGATCGTCATCTCAAGAGAGCGAGCCATTGAACTCGACCTTCACGCTATATGAGCGAGCCATCGAAAGAAGAACTTGACGAGATCCAGACCCGCTGGCAGGGCTGGCGGGAAAACTTTCAGGAGTTTCTCAAAGTCGTGGGACACGGCCACTACATTCTCGAAGGAACGGAACCGAAAGAGGTTTCGCTCATCGAGGCGGCGGAGTGGATGGAGGCCAATAACGAGAAGCGCCAGATCGCCCGTGACGAGCGGGGCGGCGTGACGGTCTCGACGGTGTTTCTCTGTTTCGACCACAACTTCGGTCCCGGTCCGCCCGTGCTGTTCGAGACGATGGTCTTCGGCGGCGAGCATGACGGCGAGATGGAGCGGTACACGACGTACGCCGACGCTCTGGTCGGTCACGACGAGATGCTGGTGCGGGTCTGGGGACCGGAGGCACATGTTTTGGAGGCGGAGTTTATTTCATAGCCAACAGGAAGCGACTTTCATACTGTTTGAGCGAGCCACGATCGCCGAGTTTCAACCTTAATGAGCGAGCCAACAGAATTAGATTTTCAATGAGATAGTGCGAGCCATTTGTAATTGAGTTTCATGTTTACGGAGCGAGCCGGAAAACGCGATCTTCATGGACGCTGTGCGAGCCGTAAGGCGGGAGTTTCATCATCATCGAGCGAGCCATTAGGTATGACTTTCAGAATCTAAGGAGCGAGCCAGCAACGCCGATTTTCATATTGTGAGTGCGAGCCACTGGGTTTGGAATTTCACACACCGGGAGCGAGCCACAACACCTGATGTTCATTATGAAAAGTGCGAGCCACAGGCTGTGATATTCAGCAATTGCGAGCGAGCCAGAATTCGTGAATTTCGCGTGAATGGAGCGAGCCAAGCTAGTACGACTTTCAAGGTCTTCGTGCGAGCCACATTAGTGGATTTTCAAAATGTAGGTGCGAGCCATGCCCACCGACTTTCATGAGGAAGATGCGAGCCACAACCAAAGACTTTCACAACCAAGGAGCGAGCCGAATTGTATGAGTTCCATGCTGAATGAGCGAGCCAAGACATACAATTTCCATACCAAAGGAGCGAACCAAAAACTATGAGTTTCAAAGCAGCAGTCGAGATCATCGACCCGGAAAATATCGAAGCGACCGCGCTGAAAAAGCTGACCCGCGATCTGCGCGAGGCGGCGAGGACCATGACCGCGACGGAAGTCCGCTTCCTCGTTGATAGCTATTATGAGATGCAGGAGAACCGCATCCGAGCCGCGAACCGTCTTCGGGCGGCGTCGGTCGATCGGGAGCCGCACCAGACCATTGTGTGGCTGCTCGACAACACTCGGGTTTTGGAGACGCGGGTCAGGACGGCGTTGCAAGCGTACGCCGAGAACGACTTCGTCGGTTCGTGGTCGATGTCGATCGTCGGCATCGGTCCGGTCATCGCGGCGGGGCTGCTCGCTCACATCGATATCGAGAAGGCTCCGCACGTCGGTCACCTTTACGGTTTTGCGGGTCTGACGACCAAGGCGAAGGAGTCGTGGACCAAGGGAACCAAGCGACCGTACAACGCGACGCTGGCGACGCTGTGCTGGAAGATCGGCGAGTCGTTCGTCAAACAGCAGAACCGCGAGAACGACTTTTACGGAAAATATTACGTAAAATTTAAGACGAAAGAGATCGAGAAAAACGAGTCGGGAAAAAACAAGGAAGCCGCCGAGAAGAAGCTGGCGACGACCAAGATCGGAAAAGAAACCGAAGCCTACAAGGCCTACATCACGGGCAAGCTGCCGGACGCCCATGTACATGCCCGGGCGAAGAGGAAGGCGGTGAAGCTTTTCCTTTCGCACTGGTTTGAAGTGTCGTTCAAGGCGCGATACCCTGAACGCGAATGTCCGCGCCACTATGCGTTTCAGGAGCTTGGACATCAAGAAATTATCTCGGTGCCGAACGATCCGTTTTAGCCATGAATTTCGATTTTCATACTACGTGAGCGAGCCAATAATCCTCGAATTTCGTGACAATGGAGCGAGCCAATATACGTGACCTTCGAAATAGAAGAGCGAGCCATGACGTCCGATTGACAGAGTACCAGTGCGAGCCACGCCCAGTGATTTTCATGCCGTCCGAGCGAGCCGGAACATTTTCAAAACGTCCTCGGGCTTGGCCCCATGTTCGAACCGGGCGGCACGGGCAGCAGCGGCGCCCATAGCCATCCGATCCGGAGCGGCGAGGTCGAGTGCAACGATCCCGCCGCCCGGAAGACAGCAAGGATATTCTCTCACCTCGGGCGAGCCGACGACCATGAAAACTTCGCATCCGGTCGCTGCGGCCAGTTCCCGGCACTTCCGGATCTCGTCCGGGTAAAAGTCGGTCGGCTTCACTTCGATCCACATCCGCAGCCCCGGCAGGTAGAAGTCCGGCAAATACCAACCTGCCCCAAGCGCAAAACCCTCCAGTTCGTACTCCCGCTTAAACCCAAGCACTTCGAGACAGATCGCCCATCGGGCCTCGGTCCGCGATCGGTGAAGCACGCCCATAAACCACGTCGGGATCGGCTTCCAGTCTGGGTTGCGGTCATGCATACCAATTTCGAGGCTATTGACAGGCTCGCCCGATTGCGACTATTGTACACATGTTTACAAACCCCCGTTTTCCGGACCGACCGCCGAGACATATGAGATCGATCAACCACCCATTTCTCTGGCTCGCAAACATTCTCGGCTGGATCCAACTTCACCCGGCGTCGTCGGCGCTGATCGTCTTTGGCTGGATCGTTCTTTTGTACGCGATCTACGTGATCGCAGGCTGGTAGGAGGAAACCGTGAACATTGGCATTTGGTTCTGGATCATCTTCGTTATCGCCCTTTTGTTTTTTGGTTACTGGTCGTGGAATCGCCGGGACCAGTTCTCGCCGCCCGACCTGATCTGGTGGATCCTGATGTTCCTTGTCGGGCTGCAGGTCTTTGGCAATCCGGTGAAGTGAGATGGAGACGCCGGAAGACATCGGTCCGGTCGAGGAAGCGACGGTGCTGTTCTCGAACCCGGTCAACCGTCAACTGATCATCACGGCGATCGACAATCACAACCGACCGCCGCGAACGATCATTGAGATCGAGGAGATCGAATGTCGCGAGATGTGATGACGATCGACGGCGTGTCGTTCCACTGGGGACGCTGCGAGAACTGCGATCTCCACGGGCTGCTGCGGAAAAAGTTCATGGTGCAACTGACGGATCTCGCCGACACCGTGTACGACCGGGACGACCCGATGGCGGAATTCAAGGTTTGCATCACCTGCTTCGAGACGCCAGCCGGATGCAAGAGCGAGAATCTGGTGAAGAGGAAAGCATGACCGGAGACCCTTTCCGAAATACGAGTGGTCGGCGAAACGTCGACCTGTCGATGATCTTCAAGAACCCGAAGAGGCAGCAGGACCTGTCGCTCGGGGCAAACCAGATCACGCCGCCCGAGATGAATTACCCGGGAGCGACGCAGCCCGGAGCGGCACTGCCAGCGATCGGCGGCGTCGGCGGCACGGATCCCGGCCAAGACGACAACCCGTACACGAGACTGATAGCTGCGATCTCCGGCACGGACGTCGGGTCGAGCAAGGCAAAGAAACCCGCATGGATGGAACTAGTGACGAGATGAGTTTGATGCGGCCAACGCTGATGGAGCTCGTGCGGATCGAGAAAGAGACCGTAGGCTACAAATGCGACTGGTGCGGAAAGCGGTACGGAGCGTTCCTGTCGGCGACGCTTTGCTGCCTGAAGCTCAAGGCGGAAGATCCGCCGCAGCGGAAGGTTTTCGATCGGCACGTGATGGGTCGGTTCGTCCCGGCCCACTGGGCGGTCTTCCCGGCACTGGAACTGGAGGTCGAAGCATGAGCGAGAAACCGAGATCGAGACCGGACCGAGAACTTAAGGTCGTAAACAAGTGCGGCATTTGCTGGCACCCCGAGGCCGACCGGATCAGCGAACTCTTGGGCGAGGGCCGGAGTTTTCGCGACATCGGGACCGACTACGGGTTCTCTTTCACAACGGTCAGCCGCCACTACAGGTGCTGCCTGAAGATCGAGTACGCGAAACTGGCGGCGGCGAAGAAGGCGTGGAGTTCGTTCCATTTCGGGGCCGAGATCCTGCGGCGGTACAAAGAATGCACCAAGATGGTCGACGCCCTCAAGAAGTGGCTCGCCGACGCCGATAACCCGGACGAGTTCGACATCGGTCCGAGGGACGACGAGATCCTCGTCACGTATCTCGAATGGCGCGAGAAGGGAAAGTACGGCAGGCCGACACGGAAAAAGGCAACGCTGCGCTCGCTGCTGCGGCGGATCGAGCGCGGCGGGACGATCAAGGCGATGGTCGTACAGTCGACGGCGGTCGACAACCGGAAGCTCTACCTCGATTCGTTCCGGACCTTGGGCGAACTGCTCGGCCACATCGCGAAATTCCTAAGCGTCCCGGAAAAGGCGAAACCGACGCCAGCGACGGAAGAAGCGGAACGCCTGCGGCTGCTGATCGAGGCTCGGGCGAACGAAAAAGGCATTCCTTTTGTCGCCGAACTAAAAAATTACCTTGACCACTACTCCGCAGCGGCCCCGCCCGAGGTGAAGGAAGTGCTTATCAGCCAGCTTGAGCAGTAAAATGGCCTTTCAGATCCCAGACGACGACTTTTACGCAGGTGCCCACCGCTATGCGAGCGGCGAGACGGCGAACCCGACCACCGAAGAGCGCCACAAGTGGGCAAAACATTACTTTCCCGCCCAATTTACCCGCGATTTCGCAAAATATCAGGAAGAATTCTGGGAATGGGGCTGGGCGATCGAGCCGGACGAAAAATACCGCCCGAGAGTCGAATGTGAGCCGCGCGGAGTCGGAAAATCGACAAACGCGGAAGCCCTTGTCGCCGCTCTAATCGCCCGGAAAAAGCGAAAAATGATCGGCTACGTCTCGCTTGAGGAAGACAAGGCCGGGAAGCACTTCGATTCGATCAAGTCGCTGCTTGAGACGCCCGAACTGCTCAAAGATTATCCGCACTGCAGGCCGAAGGTGCAGACGCTGCGGAACGTCGCGGCCCAGTGGTCGCGCGAAGCTCTCGTAACGCAGTCCGACGCCATGATCGTGCCGCTTTCCCTTCAGGGTAGCTCCCGTGGCTGGAAGTCGCCCGTGTCCGCTCGCTTTGACATGTTCGTTCTCGACGATATCGACAAGCTCGGCATGTCGATACAGTTCGTGCGAAAGCTGTTGGAGCTTCTGAAGGGGGAGATCTTGGCCGCAGGGACCGACAAGACGGTGATCCTGTTCGCCCAGAACCTTGTTTACCGCGATTCGATCTGCTCGATGGTTTTCGACCACCGGGCCGACATACTTTCCGACCGGATCTTTTGCGGCCCGTACCCGATCCTGCTTGACTACGACGCCGAGAAGATCGACATCGAAGGCGACACGAACAACGCGAAACAGTGGAAGGTCACGCAGGGCCGACCGTTCGATCCGGCGATCCCGATCGAGTACGCCGAGAGCCTGCTCAACCAGTTTGGCAAGGCGACCTTCGATCGCGAGTGCCAGCAGGACGTTCACAAAGTGGAAGACGACAAGGACTTCCGAGAATGGTCCGAGCCGTATCACGTCATCACATTTTCGGAATTCGTCGACTTTTTCGCCCGACACAAGGTCGACGTCTGGAGTACTTCTCGGCGGCACCCGATAATTCCGCCCAACTGGAACGTCGGACTGGGGCTGGACTGGGGTACGACGCTCGGTCACCCGACCGCAGCGGTTGGAGTCGCGCGACCGCCCGAGAGCGCTCCCCTGAATAATTCGTTTTTCGTTTTCATGGAAGTCGTGCTGCCGAAGTTTCCGCACCTCGCCGGGGAGGATCCGGAACTCGTCAGCCCGGGCCGCGTTGCTAAAGGCCTTCATGACGCCCTGAAAGAGTGGGGTGTGTCGTGGACGCAGGTCAGGCAGCACCTGATGTCACATGAAGCCAGCGCCGCCCTGAACACGATGCGGATGGATCTGACCGAAGAGCTAAAACTGTTCTTCAACAAGTGGAAACCGAAGCGCGGATCCGGCGTGCCGCAGGTCCAGCAGTTGATGGAGATCGATCACAACTTCATGCACCCGTTCCGCGAAGAACTGCAGGGCAGGCCGAGGCTGTTTTTCGTCGTCCCGGACGATCAGGGCGAACTGATCTACGGAGATCTCGGCAAGATGACCTGTGCCCAACCTGTCGACGCTCGCGGCTTTGCCCGGGCACGCTACGAGATCCCGCTCTACTCGCATTTCAACTCCGGCCAGAACAAGATCGACGACGATTTTGTCGACGCCCTGCTCGGCCTCGCGAACGTGTTCATGGTCGTTTCGGAGTTGATGTCAGCCCCGGAGAGACGTGAGTTGGCCCTGCCCGACAATCTCAAGATGGAACACGTCGAAGAGATGATCGCGGCGGGAGCCATCCAGACCGCCGAGCGTTCCATGCTCGCCCGAACGATCGAGTTCGGCAAGATGGACAAGCGTGAGGAAGAGCGGCGGGTCGCTCTCTCGAAGTATCGACCGAACGTGCCGCGAATGGGCAGACCGGGGGGAAGATGATGGAAGACGAAGGCGTAGCATTGGTCGAGCATATGTGGTTTCCGCCCGAGATGGTGCCGATCAGCCTCCTGAGCTTTTTTCCGCACGGCGTCGCCGTCGTGTTCGCCGAAGAAGACGACGGCGGGATGATGTTCACGGCAGCGATACCCGCCGCCCAGAATGAAGCTATGCGGCTCGCCGACCTGTTCGAGCAGGGAGCCGTCGACGGAAACCTTGCGGCGTATTTCCGGATGAGGGACTTCCTCTGCCGCCCGAATCACTACCACGCTCTGTCGATCATGTACAAGGCCGGGATCGACAAGCTGATCGAGGAGGAGGAGCGTCAGGGACGCGGCGGGATAAAAGCTCTCTTAGCGTCGGCGGCAAAATTCCTGCCGAGGCGGTTTAGCAGCAACTGATGGACGACAGCGCGAACAACCTCGTGGTCAGGACGCTTGCGAAAGGGGCGACCGCCCAACTGCGCGAAGTACTGGAACACGCCGACCGGGACACGGCTCGACCGATCTATCAGGAACTCCTGCGGATCGCTCATCACCTCGCATGCAAACATGACTTTGCCCTGCGCGGGAAGAAAGAGGTCGCGGCCCAGCACTGAAATTTTAGAAAAGGAGAAAAAATGCCAAGCACCAAAGTAATCACTCTATCGAAAGACAACAAAGTCCCGGAGAATCTCAAAGCCGCCCGGAATCAGGGCGTGATCGGAATGGTCCACAAGACGACCTCCGGCATCGACGGCGTCGACGAAAAGGCCGAAGCTCGCGTCTATCTGGCCAAGGAGGCCGGGATGTTGATCGGCCTGTCGCACTGCATCACAAAGGACGGCAGCGCGAACGAACAGGTCAAGCATTTCATCGACACCGCCAAGAAGCTCGGGCTTGAGGACAACTGGCTGCTCGCGGTCGAGTATGAGGACGAAAAGGTCGAACCGGACAAGGTCGCCGACTTCCTCGAAGCCGTCGAATCGAAGACGAAACGGGCACCCGTCCTGTTTGGCGGTCCGGTCCTCAAGGACAAGCTCCAGAAGATCGAGCGGCGGCTGATCCGCTTTCGCCTCTGGTTGCTGCAGCATGAACACATCGCCGATTTTCCGCTCGGGTGGAAGACCTATTTCCTTTGGCAGTATACTGACGACGGCACCGTCACGGGCGTGACTCCGCCGACCGCCTGCAGCGACTACGTCGGGTCGGATGAACAGCTTGCGAGCGAGTGGTCGGAGTTCAAGGGCAAGACCGACACCAGCCTTCCAAAGGCCGCTCCGATCGAGCAGGGTGAACCCGAGTCCGGTACCGCTCCGGTTGAGGAAGCCGCCGCCCCGGTCATAACGGAAGAAGGCGAACTCGACAAGCCTGCGGATCCCGACGCCGGGGGAGCCAACGAAGAAGAAGCCGAAGCACCGCCGCCCGGGACCGCGACGCAGCTATGAGCATAATCGACGAAGCCGCATGGCCCGAGGGTGCCGCCAAGGACGACATCAGGGCACTCAGAGATTCGCACCAGCGACTCTTGCATGCGGCTCGAAAGGTCCGCGAGTTCATGGAAAACCGGAAGGGGTATGAGAACTTCAAGCTAACGCTTGAGACCGCGATCGGCGAGGCGGAGAAGCTGACGGGCGATGGCGGATTCTGAGATCTCATTACGCGTCGTGGGCAAGGATTTCTGTGCCCACGCAGTTTTTCGCAAAGAGAAAGGCGAGTGGAAAATGGTCCACTGTGCCCCGCTTCTCGCGAAGATCATTGGCGTCACCCCCGTGCCTGAGATCGGAAAACTTTTGACGATGAAGGGGTGCCGCTGGCACTGGTTGAAAAAATGAGCCATTGCGGAATATATATATTCCGTGATAGGTTCTTGATGCATAGCCCCCTGTCGGGGAATTTCCTGAAAACTAAAAGGTCATAAGCTGTACACCGTTGCAGCTTTCCGCCGCCTAATTCGAAGTGATCTAAAAAACCGCTTCCTACGAGGCGGCTTTTTTGTGCTTTGAAATGCTGACTCTCGCCATCGCTTTGGTTCTCGTGACCGCGTACGCGGTGGCTGTCAGCGTCTTCGCCGCCGTCCTGTCCGGGCAGCAAAAAATGATGAACAAGATGGCGGTCGAGTCGCGGCGCCGGGAGCGGCGCGAGACCCGCCAATCGAGGCTCTACCTCGACGCACTGATGCAGAAGACCGGAGTGCAGCTATTCCGGCGAACGCACCAGAACCCGGACGAACGGCCCCGACCGTCACGAACGATCTATCCGCCGTCGCAACTCGTCGACCGTCAGCGCCGGGAAGATTCCGGCGTCTCGTCGATACCACCGATCGAGCAGGTGCCGCCTGCGATCGCCGAACAATTTTTGAAGGACGCGGCCAAAGGTAACGGTGCCGCCTAAAAGGGAGAACAACATGCCAGAGAAAGAAACCACCGACCCGAAAGCCCAGAAAGAGGCCGACGACCAGAAGTCGCGAGCGAAGGACGACCCCACAAAGAACCCGGCAACCTCGGCGGTCTCGACCGATCTGCCTTCACAACAGGAGGAGCCGCCGCCGTACGTCGAAAAGGACCCGCTCGTCGCCTCAGGCCTCGGGCTGATCAAGGTCATGGGCATCGACAAGAGATATGTCGGAATGCCGCCATCGCTTGACGAGTTCAACGAACTGCCGAGCGGCCTGAAGGTCACGACCAACAACTCGACATTTCAGGGCCTTAACCAGATCCCGTTCGACCGGAGCATCGAGGTCAAGGATCCGACGACGGGTGAATTTTATTACCCGGACGAAAGCTGCACGAGTTGGGCGATGTGCGAACACAACGGCGTGAAGCTCGTTCCGCCACTTCCTGAGGCCCCTCCCGAAGGGAACGGGGGAGACGGCGGAGCCTCGGAAGGACCCGAGCAGCGAAGCTTTGCGGGTGACGGCACGGTTGACCTGACGATCGACGAGGTGTCGGACATCGGGTCCGTTAGTGCGGTCGCGATCGAAGGCGACGCCTACCCGGCCCCCGCGTACGAAGTCGCCGACACAACCACGCTCCATTCGACGGACGGTGTCACGCCGTGGCAGGCGGGAGTCAACGTCCTCGTTACCGCGATCTACGCCGGAGGAGTAGCGGCGACCGGACGAAAGAAGGAAGAGGACGACGCCCGGAAAAAGAAGGACGACGACCGTCGTAAGAAGGAAGAAGAAGAGAAGGCGAAGGCCAAGAAACGATAACGCTTTCCCTCCTTTGCACGGGGCGGCGTTTCTCTGCTTTCGCCGCCCCACTTTTTGATCCATGCAAAACACAGGCCTAGCTTCAGCCTATAGTGCGACCCTTCCGGCACACCCGGCAGGGTCTATGCCGCTGGACGAGGAAAATAAACGGCGGATCGATCAGGCGAAGCGGGAATTCAAACAGAAAAAGGTCGGCGAGAAGCTTACCAAGTTTTTGCTTCGCCTCTCCGCCGAGATCGACGACCTCGATCGCGAGCGGCGGCTGCGGCTTTTCCGTAGTCAGATCAAAGCACACCAGTACATGGACGGGAACTTTCTCGGCTATGTCGACTCCAGTTTGGAGTGGCGGCATGTCGAGCGGAGAGAGGGCGAGACGTGGTACGTCGACAACCAACTCTATCCGTACTGGCGGACGGCCCTGATGGAGCTTTCGCGATCGCAGACCGAGGTGCTGGTCAACGCTCCGCCCGGGGCGGATGACGAACTGGTCGCGGCGGCAAAGTTCGCCAAGTCCAGAGTCGACGCCAACCGAGACAGAACCTTCAACGCACGTCTAAAGCAAACCGAAAATTCTTACGCATTACTAAACGGGATCACCTATCGGTACACGTTCCCGCAATGGGACAGCCCGTCGCAGCGGAAGGAAAAAGTTCCGGTCATCGAGCGGCGGGACGTGTCCGAGGAGACGAGCCGGATCTGTTCGAACTGTGCCAAGCCCGAACTTGAGACGCCCGAGATCCCCGGGATCCAGACGCCGGAAGGAACCAAGTGCCTGAACTGCGGATCGGACGCCTTCATCGAGATCTCGACGGGCGGACAGCCCGACATGGTCGTCGGCTACGAGGACATCCCGATCTGCGAGAACGCGTGGATCGTCCCGAACCCGATCGGCATCACCGTCTCGCTGCAGGCAAGCTGCATCGAAGAGACCCCGTTCCTGAAATGGAAGCTGATGGTCCTTCGGTCGGTGCTTCAGGAAAAGTTCAAAAAGATCAAGCTGCCGTCGACCGGGACGGAATCGACCGAGCTTCGCTATATCACAAACCAGCAGAAGGCGACACCAGCCAACCGCCGCGAAGATCTCTATGAATCGAGCATCACGGGCGAGGGCGGAGTCGACTCTCAGGAAGGTGACGACGAGCTTGAGCTTCTCGAATTCCATCAGATCTGGCTCGACTACCCGGTCTATTGCAACAAGACATTCGACGAGGATATGCCGCTCGGCAACGGCAAGACACTTAAGGCCGGGAAACCGCTCGGGTCGGCGTACCATGGCGGTCTCTATTACGCGACCTGCGGCGATCTGGTCGTCGATCTGTGGGACGAGGACAAGAACAAGAAATGGACATCTTCGCCGTACGGGATGCGGCCCGGATCGATGTACGGATCCGGATCCAGTCAGGCCCTCTCCGATCAGGAACTCTTGAACGACCTCAAGGCCCTGACGATGGCGAACGCATGGTCGAACGCCGTTCCGCGCGAGTTCGTGGATCCGTCGATGATCAAGGAACTCTCAGCCGACCCGCAAATACCGACAAACGTCACACGCGAATCGGGAGCGGCGGACTTCGGTTACCAAGCCGTTCCCGGCATGACGCTTTCGGCTGAGATCTACGGGCTGGCCGAGGAACACAAAGCGTCGATGCAAAACAAGATCGGGGCGATGTCGGGAGCCGGGGCAGGCGGTCTGGCCGATGCCCAGAAATGGGGAGACACCGCGACCGCGATCTCGATCAAACGCGATCTGGCCGTTGGAAGATTCTCGCCGGATCTCGAACTGATGGCCGACCAGCTTGACCGCATGCAGGCGATCCAGTTCCTCGAAAACGAGCAGAAATATTTTACGCCCGAACAGTGGGAGCGGCAGAAGGGCGATCACGGCACCGACGCCCTGAAAGCGTTTCTCGATTGCGATATCCGCCACGACCTGATCATCACGATCTCGCCCGGGAGCTACATGCCGAAGTCGGACGCCCAGATGCAGGCGAAGATCATCGCGTTCGCTCAACTACTCCCGGTCCTCGCCCAGACGCAGAACCCGGAGATCATCGCATTCGCGACCGAGGTGTTCGGGATCCCGGAATACGTCGGCGGATGGAATTCCGATCGCGCTCATGCCGGACGCGTGGTTAAGCGATTTCAGGCACTGACCGAACTC